CTAATTTTGTGGGAGGTGCTGCATAATGAAAACCATTGCGTTATACCTCAGATTATCCAACGAGGATATAAATGAGGGGGAAAGCGACAGCATCTCTAATCAAAGGGATTTACTTAGAAACTACATATCCTCAAAAAAAGACCTGCAAGACTATGAGATTTTGGAATTTATTGATGATGGATATGGCGGGGCAACTTTTGACCGCCCTGCTCTTAATAAACTGCTTAGGCTGACTGGTAAAACCATTGATATCGTAATAGTCAAGGATTTTTCACGATTTGGCAGAAACCTTATTGAAGTTGGAAATTATATTGACCAAGTATTCCCTTTTTTAGGTGTAAGGTTTATTGCTGTTAATGAAGATTACGACAGCAATAATTATAAAGGTAGTACCGCATGCATTGATGTAGGGCTAAAGGCTTTGATTTATGAAATGTATAGTCGAGATATTTCCCAGAAAATACGTGCAGTGCAGAAATCTAAGTTTCAAAAAGGAGAATATCTTTGCACTTTGCCGTTGTATGGTTATATGCGGTGTTCAAATGTAAAAAATAAGCTGATACAAAATCCAGAGACAGCACCTGTTGTAAAACGAATATTCGAGCTTGCTTGTGAGGGTAAAACAGCAACGCAAATAGCTGTGATTTTTAATACTGAAGGTGTGCCTTCTCCTTATATGTATCATAGAGCAAAAGGTACGGATAAAAAGAGAGGGTGGAAATTAAGCAGTGAAAATACAATTTGGACGAATGCCATTGTTCATCGTTACCTTAGTGATGAGCGATACACGGGTAAACAAATAAGCCGCAAACGAACAAAGATTGATATTAACACAAAGAAAACAAAGCAAATTCCCAGAAGTGAATGGATAATCTGTGAAGATGCTCATGAACCAATTGTTTCAAGGGATGTATGGAAGCAAGCACAGTTGGTCATGAAACCATATAGGTCTAAGCCATATGCAATCGCAGACTATAACCTGTTTAAAGGATTATTAAAATGTGAGTATTGTGGGCGAACGCTTACTTTTTTCAAAAACATAAAAGAACCTTGTTATCGTTGCCCAACAAGAAGGTTTGTTACTTTTTGTGAGTGTAAAGATGTTCGTATTAATGAACAACAGCTAAAGGATTTTGTTCTGTCTGAAATTCAAAGGCAAATAAGGGTGTTCGTATTTGAGGAGATTAAGAATGGTAAGCCCGATAATAACAGGTTTCAAGTTGAAGTAGAACGCTTAGAAAAGCAGTTGAAACAGCTTGATTGTAAAAAGACCTTGCTTTTTGAGAATTTGGCAGATGGCAAGTTATCAAAAGAAGATTTTAAGGAAAAAACAGCAGAGCTATGTGAAAAGAAGGTTGCACTGGACGAAGAGAAAATGGAGCTATTACAAAAGCTGAATTCAACTTATGCAGGCGAGGATGACGCACCAAAAGATTTGGGCAAGTATGCAGGAGTGCAGGAACTTACCCAACAACTTGTTGCAGAGTTAATTCAAAGTATAAAGGTTTTTCCAGATAATAGTCTTGAAATTGTTTGGAACTTTAAAGATTGCATTAAAGATTAATTTATTTTTTTATGTATGTCTTGACACAAGCTAACGAAAAATACCGTGGAATTTACATCTTCAATTTGAAGAAGGAAATAGATATGGATGGGGTAAGGCGCCCTTCGTTGAATCCAGAGGAGGAAGTAATTCGTATTGAGGGCGGTATGCCAAGAATCATTGATGACGTAACCTTTGCAAAGGTACAAGTTCTTCTTTCCCAAAACCTAGATCGTGGAGGAAGCTTCAAAGCCAAAGAGGTATACATATTGTCAGGCTTAATCTATTGTGGCGATTGCGGTATATCAATGCACGGCAACACGAGGTATTGTGGTAGAAATAAATTAAAATATGTTACTTATCGTTGCTCTGGACGTTCCCAAAAGCGAGATTGTAAGAGAAGGGAGCTTAATAAGACTTATATCGAAAATTTTGTATTGGACGTGCTGTATAACAACCTTTTTAATCAAAACTCTATACAAAAGCTAACAGAAATGCTAAATAAGTACAGAAAGGAAAATAACGAGGAAAATGCAAAAGCCCTAGACACTGCAACACAGCGGCTGAAAGCGGTCAGTTGTGAAATCGATAAAACCCTTGAGGTTGTGTGCCAAACAGGCATTTCTATAGAGACGGTTGGGGGGAAGTTGCGAAGCTTGGAGGAACAAAAAGAGCATTTGGAAAACCTTTTGCATGATTTGACCATCAATAACAACCTGCAAATTAGTGAACAGATTGTTGCTCAACTGGTGGAAAAATCAAGGGAATTTGTGAAAACAAAAAATCTTCCTGAATGCAAAACATTTATCAAAAGCTATGTGGAGCGTGTAACTGTATTTGAAGATAAGGTGCGTGTGGTATTTAAAGTCAATGTACCCAATAAGGATAATACTGGTTTTGAGCCCCTCGTTGTTGAAGAAAGTATTAAAAAAATTTACGAAAACTATAAAGATGCAGTTTAATCGCTAAATCAGAATGCCGTCTATGAATTCATGTTCATAGACGGTACTTTTTTGTCCAAAAGGAGGCTGTAAAATGAAGATACAACGATACATGACAAAGGGAATACAAGAAAACCTTCCTATACAATTGCAATTTGCTCTGTGGGAACTGCAAATGAATCTACGAGCTACAGAGAAGGACATAGATTACCTTCAAGTCTATCACCTATCAACCATTGTGAAGAATTCCAAAACTTTTCAAATGATACATCATGAAGCAGAAAAGCCTAAGTATAGTGCTGTGTACTGCCTAGAATCTGAAATCTGTATAAAAGATAAAATTTACATCATTACAGACCACCATGAGGATTCTTTGGTAGAGACGATGCTATTTGCTTCCGAGTATTAGAGAAAAAAGGTAATCTGGCTTAGGCAAATATGCCACGGCTGGCTAAGAAATGCTTTAAAAAAGCAAGCAGAACTAAAAAAAGACAACAACCTAATACATAACTTCCTGTTTTTCCTATGCCGAATTTTTGAAGAAGTCCTACGATCCCTTGTCCAAATCCTCCAATGACATGGTTGATTAATAAAACCGCTCCTATGATTGCAATAATCCCAATAACTCCTAACATGATTTTCCTCCTTCTAAATTTCATAAGCAACTAAGTAAAGAATAAGGAAGTGAATTTTGTCGAAACAGCACTTCTAGTAAAGATTATCACTTTAATCACAAATAGTGAATAGGCAGAGAGTGGCGAATAATCGTTACTCCCAGTCTATTACATTTTTGCAAATTTTGTCTTAAAATCTGTATTTGTATGGAGGTGTAAAAAAATGAATTATAAGCAAATAGGCAACAAAATTAGGGAATTCAGAATGGAGAAGAACCTAACCCAAGAAGAATTTGCAGAGCAGATAGGAATAAGTGTGTCCTATGTGGGTCAGATTGAACGAGGGCAAAGAAAGGCTTCCATCAAAACATTAGAAAGTATAGGAAGTAGGCTGGAAGTACCGTTGCCTGTCCTCATCTGTGAGCTAAAGGAAGCGGAGCACATAAGCTGTATTTGGAATGAAAAGGCAGAGAAGTTGTCTGTTGAGGATAAAAAAACGATGTTAATAGTATTTGAAATGATTTTGGACATGCTCAATGCCAACCGAAAGGAAGAACGGTTTTAATAAAGTTTGAAATAGATATTATATTTTTGAAATTCTTATGAATTATCAAATAAAGAAAGGGGGATTTTTATGACCACAGTAGTTTTAATACTATCAATCATAGTGGGCATTGTACTATGGGTAATTTACCACCAATTATTTAAAGTAGCATATTTTGGTTCTACTGCAATGATAGCAGAATTTTTCATTTGCATAGTAATTGGGTTCTACATAGTGTCACATGTGATTGGATTTTTTGTTGATTTGTTCCGATGAAGGACTGAAAAGAGCAAAGCTCCTATTTCTAGGCTATGTTGAACCAAAGGAAAAAGCTTCCCTAGTGGTGGATGTCGAATTGAACCCCTGTCCAAAAAGAGGGGAGTTTGCAAGGAAATTTGCACTGGAAGCAAGCTGAACCGCAACGCATTTCCTCAAAAGCGACTCTCTAACCATAAAAAGCACATAAACAGATTCAATTCACCTGATAACCCCATTTTCAGGCACGAAAAAACCCTCGAATCAGCCTGAAAAAAGCTTGATTCGAGGGTTCTTTCAATGGAGATGAGGGGAATCGAACCCCAAAATCGGTCGTTACAAATGGCGGAAAATCAACGTTTCTTAACCTCGTGACATATTTTGTGACATGGGTTTTTAGCGATAACTTTTGTCCCCTCCAAATGCATTATTTAGATACTCATTTATA